GCCAAATCCTGCAATCGGAGAGAACGTGCCGGTGACTGTGCCGGCCCCGGTGGCAAGCGTCCCGAGCCGCCCGGCGAGCGTGCTGTCCGGCGGCACTGCGGTGACGGCGCTGGAGAACCGCCCGTCCCCGTAAGTGCTGCCGTCGCCGTTGAGGTAGTACAAATAGACCGCCAGGAACGGTGAGCCCGCCGCCGTTACCGAACCCCCGCCGACAAAGCAGAACTCCACGTAGCTGTCGAGGTTGGTGTCGTTGGCTATGATGGTGGAGCCTCGGATTGCTTGACCGATGCCGAGCGTATTGAGCTCGGTCGTCATGATTGATGTCCACGCGCTGACCGCGCCGGGAGTGAGTTTTACCGTTGCCATCAGCGCGTCCCCGCCAGCGTCAAACAAAAGTCGGCGAACGTCGCGTCCCCGGTGGTGACCAACCCTCGGATTGTGTCGCCTGCGGCGAAGCTCGGCGCCGATGCTGCGACGAAGGTCGGTGTGACCGTGCCGGCGCCGATCGAGCATGTGCCGATGTTGCTAAAGCTCAGCGGGCTGGCGGCGAGGGACTGGGCGAAAGTGATTACAGGCGATGCGGTCGCGTTCGCCGAGCCGCGTGCCTGCGATCCCGAGAAATCGACGGGGAACGCGGCTGGCGTCGCGAATACATGCGCGAACACGGTGTTCAGCCCGAGCACGCCGGGGATGTCGAAGGCGACGAGGTACGGCACGGGGGCGCCCTGTGCGATCCATTTTACCGAGTCAAATTTCCAAGCCGGTCCACCCGCAACCGGCTGAAATATTTGCCCTGTCGTCGGAGAACTAGGAAAATCCAGCATGTCAGAGCACTCCTGTGCTAGAGTGCGCGAGGCGGCGCGGAGTACCAGCTCCGGCCGCCTCTAGCCACCAGTCTCTGTGAAGGAGGGACCAATGGCTTGGCGAACGTTGCCAGATGCCAAATATCTTCACCAATGCTTTTCGTATGATCCCGATGCAGGCACGCTGACGTGGCGTTGGCGCCCCCGATCGCATTTCCCTACAGACCGAGAATATATGCGATGGAACAGCACATGGCGCGGCAAACGCGCCGGAGCCACGAGTGGTGCCGGCCACATCATGATGAAGATAAACAAACGCCTCTATGGTGCTCATCGCATAATTTGGAAAATGGTCACGGGCGAAGACCCGCCGGACCAGCTGGATCACAGAAACCGAAACCGAACTGATAATCGTTTTGTAAATTTGCGGCTCGCAACCCATTCCCAGAATGTCAGTAACAAGAGCAAATACTGCAATAATACGTCTGGCGCCAAAGGAGTTAGAGTAGGAAACCTCGCTTACCCGCGCCCGTACCAAGCTCGTATTCGCGTCAACGGAAGCCTGATCCATATTGGGAGCTTCAGTACTATCGAAGAAGCGCGCGATGCTTATGCGACGGCGGCCAAACGTTACTTCGGCGAGTTTTGGAGCGACGGCGTTTAAGTCGATCATCGCGCCGCCTCCAGCGCCTTGACCTTAACGGTCAGCTCCTGCACGGCTTTCCACAGCGTCGCGATGAGCGCCCCGGCGTCGAGAGCGGCCTCGCCGTTGGCATCGGTTCGCGTCGGGTCGCCTGCGGCAAAATCCTGCGCGAGGAACCCTCTGCGCCGGTCCTCGTAGAACCCTTCTGGCGCCATCTCGGCGAGCGACAGCTTGCCGTCGCCGTTGGGACGATCCGGCGGGTCCGGCTCAGCCCAGCGATACGATCTGGGCGCGACCGCGAGAACCTGTTCCAGGCAGCCTGACAAAGGCTCGATGTCGCGCTTCAGGCGGGCGTCTGACGTCAGCACCACGTTGTTGGCATAGACCGCGACCGCGTTGACCGTGCCCACGCCCTTGGCGCCGCCGGTCGGTGAGCCGACGACCATGCCGCCGCCACTGACCGCCATGAACATCGAAGCGCCCGACACGTCCTGAAAATAGTGCGCGGTATGCCGGAAGACGTTGACGCCGGCAGCCGTGTTGCCGACAAAGATACCCCGGTCCTGCGTCGAGGGTCCGCCGTCCGGCGCCCACAGGGAGGTGTAGCCGCTGAACACATTAAGGGCCACGTTGGCGTTGCTGCTGACCCCGAGGCCACCACTCAGCGTCCCGCCAGTGAGTGGCAAGGCCGGCGTCGTAAGCGAGATCGTGTTGGCCGAAAGGGTGAGGCCGGACCCCACCGTCCATGTCTGCCCGGCTGGACCTTGCGGGCCGGTCGCACCCTGCGCGCCGGCAGGGCCGGGCTGGTTGCTCGCCGGCACAAACTGCCCTGGCGCCCCAGACGGGTCGATATAGTAGATGTAAAGCTGCCCGCCCGCGCTGTCCCACCACCCGGTGCCCTGCGTCGGGCTCGCCGGGGGCGTGTCGCCGACCGATATCGACGCGCTGGTGCCGGCAGGGCCGGTTGCCCCCGTCGGGCCTGTCGCTCCCTGCGGGCCGGTTGCCCCGGCCGCTCCGGCGGGGCCGGTGGCGCCGGTTGCCCCCGTCGGCCCGGCGGGTCCGGTTGCGCCCGTGGCGCCCCCGCCCGAGCCAGTTGTCGGCGTCAACCAGCCGCCGGAGGCTGAGAGAAACTTCTCCGCCGCCGCATCTCCCGCAGCCGGGGCCGGCACCATGCCCTGTGCGCCGCCCGCGCCGCTATCGCCGGTAAACACCGCGATCTGAGCCGCGACCTCGGCCGGGTCCGAGTTGCGCCAATACGAGGTAGCCCCGTCCCATACCAGCATATCGCCGGTCGCGAGGCCCGACAGCGCCACGTCGATCAGGTCGCTGAGCGCCACCGTCATCGCGTTGGAGCCGACGATCTGGCGATAGAGCGGCAGCCCCTCGGCCGAGGTCGCGGCCCAATCGAACGTGGCGGCGCTGGTGTGTCCCAACATCACCGCGCCGAACCCGCCATCGGGCGCGGTGATGAAGTCCATGTCGTGATAAATTGTGCTCGCCGTCCACTCGCCGCGCCACTCGGGCACCGGCATGGTCATGATCACCGGCCCGAGGGTCTCGCCGTTGCTCAGACCCATGAAAAAATTGTAGCCGGTAATCGTGATCGATATTGGCTCGATCGGCATCACCGGGTTGTCTTCGACATAGGTGACGCGCAAGTCGAGATCGTAAAAATTGCCGTCGACCTGGGCCGGCGCCAGGTTGCTGCCTTGGCCGGTGCCCCAGGCGCCGTTTGTGCGATAGACAATTGCCATCAAGGCGTCCCAGATGCGGGGATAGTGAACTTGGGCGAGACCGTCTCCGCTATCGGCGTGTCGCCGATCAGCGTGAAAGCGCCTGCCGCACCACGATTGATCAGAAACGTATCGGGCTCGCCGCGGCGGCTGAAGAAAAATGTCGGTTTTACCGGCGCCGGTTCAGGGTCTTCCGCCGTCGGCGGCGGCGTCATCGGCTTCTCTCCATTGGCGCCGAGGCCCTTTGGCGTATAGGTCGTGACACCCGTCTCCTCGTTGGTTATCGACACGAGAAACTTATCGACGCCAACGCCGGTAGCGCCCGTCATTAACCAGAACTCGGCGACGGAATAAGTTGCCACATGCAGAGGTTCGCTGTCTCGGAACCAAAAGAAATCAATGAATGCGCCCGGTTCTCCCAGCGGATCTGTCTTCCAGGGTACGTCGAACGGCGGCCCGGTGTAGCTCTCGCCGATGTAATCGTCGCCGGGGAATATATGACTAGCGACGGTGGCGTTGTTTACCTTCATTAGGAAGGTCGATGCGCTGGTGTCCCACTCGACGTACACGTGATACCACGTGCCGGTATTGGCGATGTCCGCATTGTCCTCGAACACGACAAGCTGATTGTAGGGTTCGTCGACCCCGCCGCCGTTGGCGGCCGCGCCGAACAAAAATCGGGTACTGACCGTGACCGCGCCGCTGGTCGGAAACTCGTCGAGGTAGCCGCCCGGCGTTATGTCCAGCCGGAGGTCGTTGTTGTTGCCCTCAAACAGGGTATATCTGTCCACGGTCGGGAACTTGAACCAAGCGGAGAGCGTGCCCCGTGGGCTATTGCTTATCGTCAGGTCATCGCGAAAGGCGGTGATATAGGTCGAGTCCATCCATTTGACCGCCTGCACGCCGCTCCAGCTCACCGAGTGGAACGACGCCGCCGGCGGCAACTCGGGGAACGGGTTGTCGAGCGTGCCGTAGGTCTTCAAACCGCGCGCTCGGGCGGGTTGTAGTCGATCGTGTAACGCTCGGTCTTTGTCGCCGCAGTAGCCGGCTTGATGGCGTCAATGATGCGATCGTCCCCGGCCGCCGATGTGTCGGTGTCCTTTGTGGCGGTGTTGTTCTTTTCCGCCGGCACGGTCTTGTCCAGCGTCATCTGGTTGGTCTGGTCGACGTTTACGTGTTGCTCCGGGTCGTCCGGGTTCTCGATGCGCGCGGGCGTCGTCTTCCGCGAGACTTCCTTGTGCGTCTCGACGACGAAACTTACTTCCGGCACGGGTTCGGCGCCCGGCAGGTCGCCGACCTCGCCCCAGCACAGCAAACCGGGTGTGCTGTCCTCGCTCACCGGTTGCGGCGGCTTGCGCTTGATCCGCGTCTGCTCCGCGAACAGCCGCCACGTCTGCACGAAGCGCGGCGTGCCGGTTATGTTGATCGCGGGGGCGGGGATGTACACTGTCAGGCAGCCTCAAGATCAATCGTGCGCGGGATCGGCATCGGGTCCACGGTCGGTGTGAAGACGGTCTCAAACTCGGTATCGGTGAGCGCCACCATCCGCACGCAGACCTCGGAGGCGAGGTGCCGCATCGCCTCGACCGGGTCGGCCGCGTCGATCACCGCCGCCTGCTCCTTGATCCCGTTCGTGACCTGCAGGCTTTCGACGGCGGTGAACTCGTTCAGCGTCAGCAGGTCGACCCCGTCGTCATCGACCTCGAAATCGTCAAGCGTCTGGTAGGCAATGTCGCCGGTCGGCGCGAGGATCACGGCGCCGGTCATCGCCTGGTAGCCGGCCGCGACGTAGCCGTTCCCCACCCAGGTCGGGTCGCCCGCCTGCCCCGCCACGCTGCCGTCGCGGCCGATCGCGCAGCCGATCGTGATCGTGACGGCGTGCTCGCCCTCGCCCGAGGCGCTCATCTCGTAGGCCGTGACTTTGCCTACCGCCTCGCCGCCCGGCAGGCGGTAATCGACCACCCGCGCGTTGTGGCGCAGCGTGACGCCGATCCCGAGCGACCACGGAACTTTGCACTCGACCTCGATCACCCTGGCGCCGCGCCGGAGCTGCGCCCGCGCCAGCAGCAACATGTACTCGACGCTTGATTGGCCACGGTCGGTGTTGAGGTAGCTCTTGCGCCTGATGTCGCCGATCGGCATCTCGCCGGTGACCGTGTCCGGCTCGGTCACGGTGTCGCTCGCATTGACCGTGATCTTGCCGATGTTCTCATCGAGGCCGGCTTCGGCGATCAACGGTTGTATATCGGCGACGACAGTGCATTTGAGCCTCTCGATCCGGCTGCGGTCAGCCTTCCAGTCGAGCTTTGTTTTCTGTTGTAGATAGTAAATCGGGAAATCGACAAACCACCAATCGTCGGACCTGAACCACGAATTTGCCAGATTGTCTGCTTGCTCTGCCCAAATCTTATCGGCCCGCTCGTCGGTGCCGGTGGTGTATGCCTGATACGTGACGTGATAATCGTATCGCGTATAGAGCCGGTCGGTCAGTTCCTCGCAATACGTCGCGTTGTTGACTGTCCAGCCGCCGTCGAGGCTGGCGCCGCCCTCCGGCCAATCGCTCGCCAGGCCCTCTCCCGTCATCGACTGGATGATTCCGGATTGAGGAACCGCAACGACAAAGTAGCTGTGCTCGAGGAAGGTGTTGTAGATGCGCTCGGTCAGGTCGACCGTGCCGCTCCCGCCCTGGGTCCATGCCAGCGAAGCGTCGATATCGACCTGGCTCAGCGGCGTGCCGGTGTAGCCGATGGTCAGGGCATCATAGACGTGGTCGGATTCGCCGAGAATCAGCGTGCCGCCCTCGCCCACCAGCTCGTCGGACACCGTGACGGCGAGGCTGCGGCGATCGATGTGCCAGCGGACCCCGTAGGCTTCCAGCACGTTGTCGGCGTCCTCGGTATCGCCGGTGACCCACGCCACATCCCAATAGGGCAGGTTCTTCAACGTGGCCGCCAGGGTATCCCGCACTCCTTCGTACCCGATCGGCCGCGCGGTGAACGATAGCCGCACTTTCTCCCCGTCGATCGATTCCGGCACGGCGGTCAGGCGCCCGCAGAACAGAGGCACCAGGTCGCTGCCGTCGTGCCACGACAGCCAGCACCACTGGCCGCGGCCCGCCGCCAGCAGTCCCTGGAACGGGTTGATGACGGTGATCTGCAGCGATGCGAACTCGCCCTCCTGCTGACTGATGGTAAGTTCGGCGATAGCCTCGTCCTCGACCGCGTGCGCGAGCGGGTCGAAGGGCACGGGACCGGCGATCCATGCAAAAAAGAACGGTCCGGGAATTTACGCCTCCCACAATTCCAGTTGCCACGAGGTCTTGGCGTCATATTCAGCGGTGTCCTGCGTCCACGGTGTCGCGACCTTCATCGTCAGGCGCAGCCAGTCGTAGGTGTAGTCATGGACGATTTCGGAGCGGACGACGGTGCGGTCCGGCACCGGCGAGCCGATCGCGGTGAGGTATGCGATCGGCGAGATGCAGTCGACGTCGACTATCACGCCTGGCCACAGAGCGGCGAGCGCAGGCGGCAGCGCGTCGGCGCAGTTTATCGTGGTCTTGAACTTCCTGAATTGCGGCGGGCTGAAATCGAGTAGCGCCCCGTTGACGCTGTAGGCGAGCGATGCGGACGGGTCTATCAAAGTAAGTTTCTGCGTCAGGCCGCGCGCCGAGTACCGCGGCACACCGTGGCCGCTGATGACGAGGTCCGTGCCGCCGCCATCAGCGAGGCTCATCAGGACAGCGCCGCGCCCGGCAGCCGGCCGGCGCTCAGAAGCGCCGCGCGCCGCGCCTCGCGGGTCAGCCCCTCCACGATCGCCTTGTCGCCGCGAAGAATGAAACTGCCGCCGCCGGGGAAGTGGAGATGCACCGGCGTACCGGGCGCACCGGCAGCGGCGCCAACGAGGCCGCCTTCGGCAAAGCCGGGCAGCGGGCCGCGCAATGCGTTCATCGCCGAGAGGAGTTGCGGCCCCCAGGCGCGCACCGCAGCCGCGCGCATCACGAACTCGCCGTTACTGAGACGCGCGAGGATCGAATCCGACGTGCCGCTGCCGGGGCCGCGCACATGGCCTCCCGCGGCATAGACGGCTCCGGGGACGGCTGCGGGTGCGGTTCCGATGCCGCCAAACAATGATGACGGCAGATTAGCGATGCTGCTGGCGAGCTTACCCACCCAGTCGATAAGCGAGCCGACCAGGGTGATGCCTCCCTTGATGGCGTCGCCGAACCCGGTCACAAGCCCGGTAACAGCAGTCCACACATCGCTCGATAGCGTTTTAAAATCGTTGAGAGCGCCGCTGAGATCGCCGGTGATCACGTCAACGCTAACTTTGATGAGGTCGGCCAGCACCGTGAAGCTGGCGCCGATCGGCCCCGGTATGTCGAGCCCGAATTGCCGCAGCGCATCGAGCGCGCTCGTGATCCCGCGCCGGATCGGCCCGGCGATATTCTCTTCGATCGCCGCCAGCCCGCTGATATCGCGGAAGCTCTCGTACTTCGCCTTCAGCGTGTCGAAGTTCTCGACCATCTCCGCGAGCTTCGCGACACCGGCGGCGACACTTGGCAACAACGGCAGCGCAATCGCTAACCTGAGCTTTTCAAACGAGTCCCCGAGATCGTCGACTGCCTTGTTGTAGTCCTCCACCCGCTTTATGGCTTCGTCGGACGGCAGCCGGCCTTGCGCCTGGAGCTGCTGTTTTACCTCATCCCAAGCATTCGCCTTGCCGAGGCGGTCTATCGCTTCGGCAAACAACGCATACTTTTTGCCGAGCAGATCGACGCCGACCGCTGTTCCCAGCTCCGCGTCCCGCTTCCGTAATTCTCCGAGTTGCTCGAACACCGATTGGATGCGCTCGCGGTTCGTCGAGAACTCGGCGGCGTTTTCCTTAATTTTAGCCGACAGTTCCTCGACGCTTTTCGCCGCCTTCTGTCCACCCCGGTTGACCTCGACGCCGAACCCACTGCCGCCCCCCATACTGCCGCGCAGGGTTTTGACCGAGTCGACGGCATCGCCAATCGAACCGCGCATGACATTGACGCCGGTGGCCAGATCCGTGCCGAAGCCCTTCGACTTGATACGGGTCTGTGCGATCTGATCGGTGAGGTGGACGAGCGCCTGGCGCGCGCCGTCCGCACTCTCGCCAGTATCCTGGACGACCTCTTGGAAAACCTTTACGTCGCCAGGCGACAGCGCCGCGGCCTTTGCCGTGTTGCGGATCTCGGTAAGTTCTTTGGTGACGTCGCGGAATATATCGACGACTTTTCGCACGCCTTCCAGAGCCAGGAATGCGGTTGCCGCCTCTTTCAGACCGATGCCTAGTTCCGACCAGTTTCTCGAAGTCTCCGATACCGCTCTATTCTGCGCCGACAGCGCGCGGCTCGTGCCGCGTATCTGGGCCGCCAGCTTTTCATAAGCGAGGGAGAGCCGGTTGACCTCCGCGGTATCGCCGGCATTCGCCGCCGCAGCGAGGTCTTTTCTGACATCGCGCAGCTGTTTCTGGAGCAGCGTCAGCTCGGCGCGGAACTTGCCGCTGTTGGCGCTGATTTCGACCGTCAGATTATCCGGCATCGGACAACTCTTTCAGCGTGCTTTTGATGGCGTCCTTGCCACCCTGGGCGGCAACGACGTGGATCTGGAATTGCTCGGCGAGCTCGCGGCGGCGCCGGTCCGCGGCGATCATGGCGAACGCCGCGATCATCCGCGGCGTGTAGCCCATGACGTGATCCGGCGGGTGTCCCGCAGCGATCAGGTACTCGGCGGCGGCGGCGAACTCATATCCGCCGCCCTGCCATTGGGGCGCCCGCTTGCGGCGCCGTTGCCCAGGAGGGCGCCGAGCCGATCGAAAAAAGGGGCGGGCATGGTCAGTTCCTGCACCGCGAGCAGGCAGGCCGCCGCGTCGTCCGGCGAGAACGCCTCGGCGATCCGCTCGGCCGCATCAGGTTGCCCGGCGGCCTCGGCGATGATCGCGGCTATCGCGTCCGGCGCCTCGGCGAGCAGCACCGCCACGTCGATTTCGGGTGCTCCGGCCGAGAAGAACTTGCGCACCTCGGGAAACCGTAGAAACAACTCCGCGATGTGCCGCAACCCCAACCCGCGCAGTGTGAGCGTACCGTGGGTGGTTTCGACCTCGCGCGTCTGCGGAACGATGTCCGTCAGCGAGACCATCAGGGCACTACGACTGCCGCGACGTCGAGCAGGTACATTTGCAGGTTGGGGACTGTCCATTCATCGAGCGTCAGCCGGACAACCGCGCTCTGCTGCACGATGGGCGAATAATCGAGCGACCGGATGCCGTTCATGTGCTGCATGTGGTCGAGGCGCTCGATCGTCTGCTCGAACTCGAACCTGTTGCAGTTGCCGAGTTCGGCAAATGTCGAATCGCCGGCCGCCTGCCATGAGACGAGGCCGGTCCCGACGTAATAGCCCAGGACGTTCGGCGAAACCAAAGCGTCGTCCGGGTGGGTCATGATGCCGAAACTGCCGTCGACCAGCAGCACCCGCCCCTCGAGTTCGATCAGCCCGTATTCGTCGCCGATCAAATTGAGCGCCGCGGCGGGTCCGAACTGCACGCTCGTCAGGGTCATTTCGACCTGCGGGCCGATATCGTTTGCCCCGACGAATTTCAGCGTTCCTTCGATGTTCGGATTTGCGCCGATATTGATCGTCGCTGTTGCCATAGGCAGACTCCTAAGCCGGTACGTTGTCGATATGTTGCGCCGCGGCAATCTTGATCGGGATCACCGCCATTGCGGTTTGTGCCGAGTGCCCCGGATCTTTCTGCAGCTCGCCTTCGATGCGGCAGTAGTGCACGCCGTGGAGGCCGAGGTTCTGGCGAAAGCCTGTCGGCCCAGCCGCCAACGCCCGCTCGACCGCGTCGATCAGCGTGTTGAGCATCCCGGCCGGCACGGCATTCTGATCCGCGCCGACCCGCGTAAAGATCCACGCTTCGCAGTTCAGTTCGACCAGCATCGCGCGCGTCGATTCGCGGTAGCCGTGAAGTTCGTTCAGCTCGACCAGGTAGAGCGCCGGCATGTCCTGCTCGGCGTTCGGGTCGCGCAGCCGCCGCTCGATCGTCTGAAACCCCTGCAGCAGCGGCGCCGCGGTGCGGCCGGCTATTGCCGGCAATGACAGCGTCACCTCGGGCGACACCGTGGCGATCGTCGCACCGTCCGAGACACCATCCCCCGCCACCGGCATCCCGACCATGAGGCCGGTGGTGCTGCTGACATTGGCCAGCGTGGCCGATCCTGTCGTGGTGTCGGCGGTGAACGGCACCACCAGAGGCGGCCCGCTGAGTTTACCCAACAGAGCGCCGACGATGGCCTCGCGGTTCATCGCGCGGCGGCGGTCTCGACTGCTACCGCGAAGTCCCGTTGCGCCGGCTGGGTGACTGGATAGCCGCGCGAACCGGAACGCAGCTTGAGGAACTGGATCGCCTCGAGCGCGGCGCCGAGCTGTGCCACCACGACCGCCGTTCCCGCGACGACCGGGATGATCACCTCGGTCCCATCGACGCCGAACAGGTCGTTATAGAAAGCGCCGTCCGTGGATATCTGAAAGCTCAGGTTGGCCCCCGTCCACGCTGGCGGCATCGTGATACGGACCAGCCGGCCGCTCGTGCAGTCGAGCCCCGACGACAGGCTTTGACCGGCCGCGATACTCGGGCCGTTGAGCACAACCAATGGCATATGTCAGTCCTTCAGAGATCCTGCAGCACCCGCCGCAGCTCGGCCCGCGCCTTGGGCAGCATCGCCGCGGCGGGACCGCGCAGAAACCGCATCTCGGTGATGCCGCCGGCCCGCTGGTAGCCGCGCACACGCGCGCCGCGACGCACGTAGCCGCTGACCGGAAACCTCTTCCCGGTGCTGCCGTACTCCAGCGCCCCGGCCGCCGCCGCGGTGTTGTGCTCACGGAGCCGCAGCACCCGCACCCGCCCGCGCACGAAATTCTTGATCCGGTTGTCGTCGACGTAGTCTTCGGTCAGCGAGCGCAACCGCCCGGTGCGGTGCGGCTCGCGCGCCTCGACCTTGTGCAGGAGCTCGTTGGTCAACCGGCCGATCGTCGCAACCAACCGCCGGCGCAGCTTCTCCGGCATGGTGTCGAGCCGCACCCGCAGCCGGGTGTCGTTCAAATCCATCTTGGCGCCGATCAGCGTGTCGCGCGCCGAGATCATCCGACCATGCCGCGCCGGTACGGGTTCAGGAGCGAGGCAATGTCCTGCGGCAACAGGCTGCCGCCCGGCACGCCGCCGACCCAGAACTCCTGACGCCCGAGGCCCGGCGACTCGGTGGCGCGCAGCATCGGGTCGCGCCCGCGCGCCGAGGATTCCATCGTGCAAAGGTCGAGCACCGCCTGCTGCACGTCGGCCGGGATCACGTCGAACCCGGCGTCGTACACGACCGACAACCCGGCCCCAACCACCCAGGCGCGCGGATCGGTAATGCGCCACAGATGCCCCGCGAGCGGCTCCAGCGCGAAGTCGCCCTGAACCAACCCGGCCCCATCGAGCGTCACCTCGAGGCTTTCCGGATCGACTGGCGCCTGGCTGAGCATCAGCGGCTCGCCGGTCAGTCCGGTGACATTGCCCGCGAACGTGTCGAGGTAGGTCTGCAGTGCGAATATGCGGTTGCAGTAGCGTTCTGCCGCCAGGCTCGCCCGCGCGATCACCTTGGTAAGCCACGCATCGTTGGCGACGTCGCCGGGCCGCACGCGGAGCTGCTCGCGCAAATCGTCCAGGCTGACCAGGTTGCGCTCGAGCGCCGGCGTCACGACGGTGGTGTAGAGCGGTCTCACTCGGCCGCCTCGGTGTGATATTGCTCGAACAGCGTGCTGAGATCGAGCGCCGGCCCGATGCTGCCATCGCTCATCACCGGCACGGCGCGGTAGTCGCGCACCCGCCACTCCGCGATGCTCGCCGCCGGCATGCCGCGCTCGCCCCGCGGGCCGATTTCGCCCCGCTTTCCGCGCTCGCCTTTTGCTGCCGTCTGCGCCCAACCATCGCCCGGCAGCGGCCCCGGGCCGTCACACTTCGCGCGCCACTCAACCCCGTGCAGGCTCACGAGGTCGTACTTGCGGTATTCCCGTTCCGGGTCGAACAGACCGCACACCTCGCCGGCGTAGGGCACCTCACCCGGCGGGCCTGGCACTGTCGAGTCTGCTCCCGGCGGCCCGACGATGCTCTCGCCCGGCGGGCCTGGCGGCCCGACGATGCTTTCCCCTGGCGGCCCCGGTTCGCCGTCCTTGAGCGTCGCGAGCTTCTCGGCGACGGCACGCTCCACGCGCAGCTCGAACTCGGCCTCTTGCGCCCGCAGCCGCTCGGCCTCCAGCGCAAAGCGCAGCATCAGATCGCGCTCGATGCGCGCGGCGATGGCGCCGAGTTCGCCGCCGAGCGAGGCGGCGAGTTCGTCAAGCGCCGGCATAGCTTTTGCGCATCGCGGCTACTCCGGCGCTCTTGGCCGCCTCGATGTCCGGCGGCTCGTTCGTATTGGCGGCCGGCGCATCCGGCCCCGGCGGTGCTCCCGGCGCATCCGGGCGCGGCGAACTGGGAGGCGGTTGCGACCACGCCTCGAGCGGGACGACTTGTTGCTGCACCCGCGGCGAGTCGCCGTCTTCCACCGCCGGCAGGTCTTCGAGCGCCCGCGCCTCGTTCGGCGAATAGATCCCGCCCTGCACCGCTTGCGCCAGCGCCGCGACGCGGTCCTTCTGGTTGCTCCTCAAGAGGACCGCAGTATCAAATTCCAGATACTCGTTCGGGTATCCCGCCAGGCCAAAGAACCGGCCGATCGCGTCCTCTACGTGGTTCAATGAGAACCCCAACGCACCGCTCACCCAGAAGCGCATCTGGTCCTCACCGCCCGCCTGCATCTGCGCTCCCCAGAGCGACAGGAGCGGCAGCGGGATGCGGTACGCGGTGGCGATCCGCCCATCCGCGATCTGCAGGAGTTCAGCGAGCTGCGCGTCCCTCGATGTGGACGACACTTGCTGCCACTTGAGCCCCGACGACAAAATCGGCGTGCCGCCGGCATTGGCGCCGGTGGTCCGGTCGAGCCACGCCTGGCGGATCTCGGCCGTCTGCCAGCTTTCGAGCTGCTGGTCGGTGGTCAGGACGCCCGACGGCTTGGCCGAGTTCTGCGCGAAGTCGAGCGCCTGGCGAACCATGCTGTTACTCGCCGCGATATCGAGCATCGCGTTGGTCAGGGGCGGCACGCCTTTGAGCGGATCCCCATCGCGCGCATCGAGCTTGATGTGGAGCACATCGCGCGCCGGGACGGCCTTGGCCGCTTCCTTGGTCAGCAGGCGCTCGACGACCGGGTTGCCGGCGATCGAGTAGAAGATTTCGCCGTTGCCGGCGACCCAGGCGCCGCACGACGGGCTGCTCATCAGGTGCAGCTCGGCGACCTCGTAGCGGTTGTTGCGCGTCGCATAGGCGTATGCGTTGCCGTCGCTGTACAGCGCGCCGACCAGATTGAGGACGAAGTCCGAGCCGCTCTGGTACGCATTCGGCTTGACCATCACGCGCGATAGCGCCGAGTTCGTCACCCGCTCGCGCCCGCCGTCGCCGGTCGAGCGCCAGTGGGCCGGCGGGCACATCGCCGCGGTTTGGCTGTAGCACGCGATGCACGAATGCACGATCGCGCCGCCTCCGACGCGGAGCGGGTCGTAGCCGAGCTGCCAGAAGTTCGCCGGCCACGAGGGCGGGATGTAGCCGCCCGTCGCCAGCGTGACGGGCGCGGCCTTGGCTCGGTCCAAGCGATGCTTGGACCCGGGGCGCAGGATGCGTTGCAGCATCCCGCCCCAGGCAATCGCCATCTAGCGCTTGTCGCTGTCCGGCGGGCGCGGCACGTTGCGTTCGGCCGGGCGCTGTTCCGGTTGCGGCCGGTGTGCCGGCGGCGGCGGCGTCCTCGCGTCTCTCCGCTCGACCGGCTCCATCCTACCCTCGCCCGAGGCGAGGTACTCCTGTTGCGCGGCCACGGCCGGCATCTCCGGCGCCGCGCCCTGGCTCTTCTCGTCCGGGTGCAACAGGCCGAGCTTCGTCAGGTCGATTTCCTCCTGAGTCGGCGCCGGCACCGCGCTCTCGGTCACCCGCAGCGTCAAGTTCGTGAGTGCCGCACGCCGCTCCTTCTGCTGGTCGTAGTCCGACCTCGCGGCCTGCTGCTGTTCCGTCAGGTTGCTTTGCATCGCTTGCATTGGTGCCCTCCTTTGTAACGAGCCGCCGGGCGAGACGTCTGCCTGGCGTTCGCCAACCGTATCTGCGAGCTGCCATGTCACCAGGTGACGCCCGTCACCCATGCCACCGAGCCGGTGCGCAAGAGCGCCCAGTTCATTGGTAGAATCATGCGGAGGGCGAGACTGTCGGTTTGAAAAAGTGAGCGACTCGGACTGGCGACTACTCCGCTCCCCTGGGCTCCCGTTACCAGTTGCAACGGGGACGTGTCCTCAAAATGCAGAGTCGCTTGATCCGATACATCGAACCTGGGGCTATCCCCTTGCACCACCATCAGATCGTCGGCGTTAATCAGGATCACCATCCCGGCCGGCACCGTCGACGACACGACGACCGGATACCCGAGCATGCGATTGCCGTTGATTTCGGCCTGGAACGGAAAATCGCCGCCGGCATTTTGCGTCAGCGATATGGCGATCTGCTGCACCGGGTTCATGATCCACACCGGCTGCCGCAGCGCGTTGACCGTCGCCAGCGCCCCGACCAGCGCCTTGACGTCCGCCACCAGCGCCGCGAACCCGCCGCCCGCCGTTGGTGTCAGACCGGCGATGCCCGCCCTGATCCCGGCCGGGCGGATCGAGGTCGCCGCCACGTTGTCGATAAACACCGTGTCGACCGCGATCCCGGTGTCGTCGACGATGAGCTGGCGCAGGATCATCTCGATCTCGGGTGTCGAGTGCTCGGCGATCTCGCGCGTGTAGGACGTGATCACCGCCAGCTTTTTCAGCCCGATCGACACGGTGGTGAACGCCGCCTGCTTGACGGGAATCGGGCTGCCCTCGAGCACAAAGCTCCCCGCCACCGTGGGTGTCGCCACACGTGTCGGCATGCTGATCTGGCCGTAGCGGCCGAGCGTGATCTGCATGCCGCGCGATGCGACCGGCTGAAACACCGAGCCGGCCATGATCTGATTGACGAACTCGCCCTGGCCGGTCACCGCCAGCTCGGCCGCCCAACCCGCGGTCGTGGTCGTCGCCGGCGCGGTGGCGGCCCGCGTGATCCACTCGTGGACGCCGCGGGTTGCCTCGTAGTCGCCGTGCGCGCCGTAGTGCTCCTCAAGTATTGCCTCGGCCGGCCGCTTGGTGACAAAAGCCAGCGTCTTCGCCAAAAAGTGCCGGATCACATAGTCGCCCGGCTCGGCCGCCTTGCGCTTCGGTTGCGCCCAGGCTTTCGGCGCCGACGCGGGCAACGGTTGTGCCGGTGAGTAGACCGTGATCCGATCCTTCGGCACCGTGATCGGCGCGTTCTCGCCGAGCGCCTTCTCGGCCTCGGTCCAGGCGAATATCTTGTTTTTCACCTCGCCGATGCGTGCCGTCAGGTCACTGACCCGCGCCACGTCCTCGGCATCCGGCAGGCTTGCCAACTGGTCCTGCAGTGTCACGACTTCCTTTTGCGCGCTCTCGATGCGCTCACTGTAAAGCATCGTTCGGTTTCCTGTCTTGGCATTGTCGTCCCTGGCTGGCTCGCCGGTTGAACCGCGAGGAGCGGACCGACCCTCATCAAAGGCGCGCTCGCCGAAGATCAGGCCCTGCGTCTCGCGGGAGAGGCCGAGCGCCTTGGCTATCGCCAGTGCGTTCGGGTTTGCGGGAACCGACACCAAGCTGCACTCGACCAGCTCGGCCTCGGTGAACCGGACGCCGCCGGACTTGCCGAGCGGCTCGAAACTGTCGCTGTGGAACCCGACCGACACGGCGCGCAGCACGCCGGCCTCGACCGCTTCGTGCAGCTCCTTCAGCCGGTACGACACCGGCTCCATCAGCTCGAGCCGGCCGGTGAGTTTCCCCTTGCGCACCGCGACGTCGCGCCAGGTGCCGATCGGAAACTCCGGGTTGTGGTTGAACAGCGCTACCGGGTTGCGGTGAAAACGCTCCAGCCGCCAGCCGTCCGGCTCGATCACGTCGCCCATGCGGTCGACGCTGCCATCCGACATGACGAACTCGCGCGGGTCCGTGGCCGGGGGCGGCGCCGCAACCTCGCGTTTGCGGATCAGGTCCATGCCGTTTGTCCGAATGAAAAAAGGCGCACGGAGGCGCCTTGGGTGCCGTCAGATGCAGCCAGCCGCGGTTACGCGACCATCGTCCTGTGGTCGAACATCGGTGCCGTCGTTGCGGTGGCGCCCTTGGCCGCCATCGCAAGTGCCTGCATGCCGTCGATGCGGCCGGACGATTTCGCCTTCTCCAGTTTCCTGTTTCCCGCCGGGTCGGTGACCACCGTCGCATTGCTGGCGCACATCGTCAGCACCGGGTGCATGCCGTGGCGCAGCCGCTCCTGCAATGCCAGCGTCTCCAGCGCGTCGAGCGCGCCCGCCATGTCGCGGTAGCCCTGGCCGCATTCCTCGAGCGGAAGTTGGCCGACACCGTGCGCCTGCAACGCCATGCGCAATTCGTCGATGCGCCAGCGGTCGAACAAAATCGTTCTGAACCGCACTTGGCTGCGCAGCGTCGCCAGCCGCGCCGCCAGATAGCCGTAGTCGATGCTGACCCCCGGCACCGCCGTCAGGCAGCCCTGCTCGGCCCACAGATCGTATGGCGCCCGGTCGCGCTGGGCGCGCTCGCGCAGCGTGTCGGCCGGCGTCCAGAAATGACACCACACGTTCCAGTAGCCTTTCGGCTTCTCCGCGAGCAGCACCAGCGCCGTCAGATCCTGCCGCGCCGACAGGTCGAGCCCGCCGTAAACCGGCCCCTCCGCAAACGCCTCCATGTCCGGCTCGGCGCCGTTGGCGGTCCACACGCCGACACTGAACAGCGCTGCGTCGGCCGATACGCGCTGATTGAGGTGGAGGTTCCGGAAGCTCGCCTCGAACGCCGGCATCCGCCGCGCCTTCTCGGCGAGCCCTTGAATTTCGTCGAAATTCAGAAAATCCCCAAGCGCCGGGTTGGCTCGCCGCCAGGTGGCCGGATCGTCCAGCGCCGCGTCGTCCGGGGCACCGAAAAAGATCAACTTCGTCCGCTCGTCCGCGCCGGTCTCGGCATAGTCGATGAGTTGCGAGAGCAAGTCGCCCGAGGTCGGCGCCTGGGTGGAGATCACGATGCTCAGCGGGTTCGGGTGGGCCCCCATCGCGGTCTCGAGCGCATCGTACAATTCCGACCGCGGCCCACGCACCTGGCCCAATTCGTCGTGAATCACCAGCGCCGGCGACAACCCGTAAGCCGTCGAGCTCTCCGCCGCCAATGCCCGATAGCGCACTCCGGTGTAGGGCGAAAACAACTCCTTCGCGTGCTCCCGGCACACCACCATGTTGGGGTCCGACAACTCGCGCGACATGCGGACCATCTTGCTCGCCAAATCGTACACGAGCGCCGCCTGCTGCCGCGATTGCGCCGCGCTGTACACCTGGCTGTTGCGTTGCGACTCCGGCCCGATGACGTGCGCCAGCACCAGCATCGCGCACAACGCCGTCTTACCTTGCTTCCGCGGCATCGTGACGATCGCCTGCCGGGTCGGCGTGTCGTAGATCTGGCGAATTATGTCGCGCTGCCACTCGCGCAGCCGCACCGGCTTGCCGACGTCGGCGCCCTCGGGGACGACCAGGTACTTCTCGCAAAAACGGATGATCCGGTCAGACCGGAGCTCACTCACCCAACCACCCTGAACCGCTCGGCCGCCTGCCCGCCGATCAGCACATCACCCTGCCCCTCCGGCGCCTTCTCGCCGGCCAGCGTCGCCCGCCGGTCGACCGTGTACTGCACCGGCAACCGCAACAGCGCCGCGCTTCTGCCGAAGTTTGGCCGCAAAATCTTCACTTCCGCCATGATCGCCCGCGCATCGTTACAACCCGCCGGCAACTTCCGCAGAACTACCCAACACTCCTCCAGACGTGCCTGCGTCTCACAGTGATCGGCCAACAAACCAAAGGAACCGCCGTCGAACCAGTCGAACGGCTTCGATCTGACGATTTCACGCCATATCGCCTTTGCCCGCTGCGACAACTCTCTCGGTGGTTCCCGAACGGTGTTGTCCGCGCGGTAAAACGCGGCCGCCCGTTCCTGGGCGGAAGTACGCGGCATTAAGGATACCTCACGTCAAAGGTGGCAAAGATCGAC